TTAGATGTGCCGGGATTTAATAATCCTATACATCTTAAGCATCTGTCTGAATATATTTCGAAACTAAAAAGTGGTCGGATATTAGAAATTGGATGTGCATGGGGTGGTTCAACGTGGGCTATTTTAGATGCTATTCAACCTAAAGTAACTTTGACTACAGTTGATACGTTTGGTATGAATCATCCTGATTTGAAAATGCATCATTATCAGGGTGTAAGTAAAAAGCATTCAAAGAATCCATCTGTAATGTATGGTATGAATATATATTTAGAAAAAAATCAAAGGGCAGTATTTGATCATTTTGTTTCATATCATCCTAAAAGAAAACATCTAAGGAAGGTGCATCAAACTACGAGCATCGAGGTTCTTGAAGATGATTCGAACTGGGATCTTGCGTATATTGATGGATTACATAGTTATGAAAATGTTAGTCGCGAACTATTTTTACTCAAAGATGTAAAGATGATTTGTGGTGATGATTATCATCCTACGCATGAGGGTTGTATGAAAGCAATCGATGAATTTAGAGAGAAGAATCCAGATAGAACTTTTTACCATGATCCATTCGATAGCGGATCCGGGTTTTGGTCAATAACAATAGAGGAATAAATGGTAAAACTACACGACTATTGGGGATCAGAAGAATACTCTGATAGAAGAGCCGAAGTCATGAAGAATGTTCACGGCTTCTACGTTGAAATGTACAAAGATGATATTCTTGTACAAACTAGAGAATTATACGAGCACAGTGAACGTTATGCTGAAGACTGTGCAGAAAACTATGTTATGGGTATAATTCCTTAATGACTATAGCTATAGCAATTTCTGGTGGAATGGACAGCGCTATATTGCTATATGAGTTATTACAAAACCATGATAAAGTAATTTGCATATCAAATGCTGTGCTAGATAAAGGAAGTAATACAGTTTGTGCTGCGGCACATCCTGATTTTATTGATTCTACTAAAAAATTATTAAAAAAATTTAATACAAGCAAAATAATTCATAAGTGTACTTCCACTTATGGAATCGAACATGGAAGAGGAATATTACGTGCCGCGCATTTACACAATGTAAGAGAATTATATTTTGGCACAAGTAAACTATATAATGGAGCTCAAAGATTATATAGTGATAAAAGTGGGGAATATTTTGGTAAAACTCGCATATTACAACCTTATTACAATTTGTATAAACATGACATAATAAAAAAGTATTATGATTATAATTTATTAGATATTATGGCTACCACAAATTCTTGTGATAAGAATACAACCCCATGTTATAAGTGCGAAGGATGTATAGATAGAAAAATAGGATTTGAAAAATATTATGCAAGAAATAATGATATGAGGATTAGAGATGACTGCACGACTGATTAGTTATAGTAAACCACCGGAGGAATTATATGTTGGTGAAGACATCCAAGAGCTTATTGCCTATTGCGCCCGTGTCTCGAATCCCTCGAACCAAAATAACACCGAAACCTCAGAAAAACTATTACGATATCTCATCAAAGAAAAACACTGGTCGCCTTTCGAGATGGTTAGCGCTTGCTTAGAGATAAATACTACCAGAGATATTGCTAGACAATTACTAAGACATAGGTCATTCTCTTTTCAAGAATTCTCTCAACGTTATGCAGATCCAACTGAGGATCTTGCATTTACATTGAGACAGGCTAGACTACAAGATACAAAGAATAGACAAAATAGCGTTGAACTACAAGATATGATGGATAGTGACGAACGAGTTACGATGGAACTCGAGTGGTTACAAAACCAAGCAGAAGTAGTTAATGCTGCAAAGAAAGCATACGGATGGGCCATAGAAAATGGTATCGCTAAAGAACAAGCTCGTGCAGTTTTACCGGAAGGTATCACAAACTCTCGACTATATGTCAACGGAACCGTTCGGTCCTGGATCCATTACGTCGATCTTCGTTCAGGACATGGAACACAGAAAGAACACATCGAACTCGCGAAAGCCTGTGCAGAAGCGTTAAAACCTGTATTCCCGATGATCGAAGAATTTTGTCATGCTTGATTTTCATAACGAAGATTGTATCTGTGATTTTTTATCAAGAGTCAAATCAGCTACTATAGTAGAAGAACCGTGGCGCCATCTATTAGTTGATGATATATTTTGTCAATCTTGTTTTGATAAAATCGTTGATTCTATCGATCAAAAAAATGATACTGCACTGTATCATGATGGTACTAGAGGAAGCGCGGATAATGATGCTTATGAAGGAGAATTTATAACTAAATTCCGCAGTGATAAACTTATTCAACAATGGTTAGATTGCGCTGAATATGTTTATGGATTATATCCTAATGCTAGGAGATATGATAGTGTTTATTGTTATCCATCTATATCACGTATGAATTCTGGAATTTCTTGGCCAATACATGATGATACTACTGAAAAAAGCATTACTATGGTAATTTATATACATCCTGAAAAAAATTTAGGTACTGAATTATATAGCACCGAAACTGATTATCATCATACTACAGAATGGAAACCTAATAGAGCTAAGATATTTTGTCCTGAACATGAAGTAACATGGCATGGTTGTGCTGCTGATACTGAATCACCAGTTAAGCGGACTACAATGACTTGGTTCATACAACAAAATCCATTGCATAATAAAGAAGACTTGTATGCAAAGTACGGGTCTGGAGGTAAGGGTGATAACCACTGGAAAACAGTTTTCGATTATATCTCAACGAAAAAATGTGTAAAATATTTTAATTAAATGCGTTTTTAGCATGTACAAACCTGTTTTTTTATGGTAGAATAGAACCATAATTAAAGAGGAGCTAATTATGAGATATACGGTTTTACAGGTTACTAAGCAGTTTCTTCGCGAAAACGCTGAAGCAGCAGCACTAAACTTCGAAGCAAGATTTACTGGTGATATTGATCCAATCTTCTTCTTAAAAGCATATAAAGAAGTTTGTGCTATCGAAGCTGAAGATCTTGACGAAGTATTCAAGATTGGTAATATTGGTCCAGAAGAAAAGATCGAAAGATTCGATCGTATGCATTCTATTTCTGTAGGTGATGTTATTCGTGACGATCGTGGTCGTTGTTTTGTAGTATCACCAATTGGTTTCAAACGTTTAGGTGAGGAAGTTGCATGATTTTTAATTATGACACAGAGGAACTCGAAGTTCCAAATTATAAGTTTAACGAGCGTGAATTGATCGAAGAGTTTCAGGACTACATCGATTCTACATATCAAGGACACTACTCAAAAGACCAGTTTCAAGCCACCGAATTTATCATCGATGGTGGTCATGGTACCGGCTTTTGTATTGGTAATGTTTTGAAGTATGCTCAACGATATGGCAAGAAGGGTACGGATAATGATGCTAGAAAGGATTTGATGAAGGTCCTACACTATGCATTGATTCAGTTGTATATTCACGATTCTTTAGAACGTTGAACGCACTCAACTTTGAAAGTTTCAAACGTTTTAAATTTAAAAGTATCGTATACTCTTTCTCTATGATATTCACAAGTCTCTAAGTCTACATATGACAAGTGGTCATAGTTGTAGACATTAGAACCTATTATGATAAGTAACGCAAAAGACAATCTGTATACCTTTTCTTGATACTTTCTGTTTTCTTGTCAATTTCAGTTTTTTGATATGGTACATCATATCTTTCAATCATCTCGTATGCATATGCACCAAAGAATAAACACCAAAGTAAATATGCTATTATGATCCAAAACAAATAAATCATATTGATGCCAACATTGCTATAAATGCACCAGCACCTATGACAACGGCTCCACCTATAATAGCAACCATCTTCATTTGTTCCCAGAATTCCGCTTCTTCTTTTCTTTTTTGTATTGCAGCTAGACGCGCTGCTTCTTTTGCTTCTGCAATTCGCTTTGACCTTTCATCAACAATACCTTGCCAAGTTCCTGGACCAAAACGGAGGTCTACGAGATTCCTCATCTCTTGCATTTTTTCTTCTGCTAACTTCGCATCAATTACTTCTTGCGCTACAGTGTTAATTCCAAATTGATCTGCTAATCCAAGTTTTGATTTCTTGTTTCTACCTTTTTGCACATCTTCAGCTCCACGAAATAATCCGTCGATTGCACCTGCTATTTCACCTACGTCTTTTGCTGTATCGATATTTGATTTTATGAAATCGACACTCGCTTTTACGAGTGAGATTCCTGCTAGAATCTCTGCTACTGGC